TCTCAAATGCTTCTTGATCTGGATAATCCTCCCAGTCCTCAAACATTTCAGTTGTGGGAGAAACTGTGAGAGTTCTGGTGTATGTAACTGTGATTGCTTTGAGTTGGATTTTAGTCATGGTTTCACAGTTTGAATGAGAATTCGTTCTTTGGTAGTGTCCCGTGCTTTTGCAAGTTGTTCAATCGCTTCTTGATTTCGTTTGGGCAACTGATCCCATTCTACTTGCTTTTCAACATAAGGTGATGGAAGAAATTTATCAATCTTATGGCACACTTTGTCCAGAGAGTTGGAGATGAACTCTGCCGTTGCTTGTGCAATGGCAAACGGACCAAGTACAACTATTCTAAGTGCAACAAAGTGTGGAATGTACTTCAGATAGGGATAGGTTTTGGTTTCAGTCATTTGCTTAAAAGTTGATTGAGATCTTTTACGATGCGTTGTGCTTCTTGTGGTGACTTACATTCTTCTACGATGTAACTAAAACCGTTGGAGAATGTCCTACGGATTTTGTTACCTTCAGCAGAATAAGATCCATAGCGAGCAGGAAACTGATTAAGAATTTTTCGTATCACTTCCAGATGCCAGAGGCAACACCAACAATCAAAATGATAGCAATAATAGTAAGACCAATCAAAGCACTAATCCACAGGGGAGAAAGAACCCAGACCCAGGGCCAAGTAATATGACCAGTAAGTTTCAGACCAATAAACAGAACAGTCAGCAGACCAGGAAAACCGATACCGCTGGAGGAAGAGGAAGAGTTGCTGGACATGGATTTTGATTTAACTGTTGATATTATAAAGCAAAACACCCCACCTGTGAAGGTGGGGTGTGCCAGATCGATAATTGGTCTGAGTCTCAACAAAAAACAGCAAGTATTTCTTTAACGGGTTGCCTTGACACTCCTTTTGCTGCAATAAATCTACCAACATTAAAACTGTGAATTCTAGAAGCAGAAGAATATAATTCTCTAGACACCTCAGTATCATGATTACTAATAATAACTTTTACTCCCTGAGATTGTAGACCTAATGCCAAATTTTTAAGTCTTACTTGGTCATCATAAGAGAATCCACCAGTTGCATAATCACTAAAATTTGCGGTATTCGTCAGTGGTAGATATGGGGGGTCAAAATAAACAACTGTATCCTCAGTTAGATTAGTATAAATTTTCGGATTTGCAAAATCACCAGAAAATAACTGAATACTTCTTTGATTTAAATTTGTCTTAAAGTTTTCCATCTCTTTTTTTGGAAAATAAAGAGACTTATATTTTCCATAAGGAACATTAAACTGACCAGATTTATTATAACGTGTAAGTCCATTGAAACAATGACGATTCAAATAGACAAACAACATTGCTTTAAGTCTTTTGTCATCGGTTGTATTAAACTCCTCACGACAAGAATAATATAATTCCTCAGTGTTTTTATTATAAAAATAATTTTCACAATCATCAATAAATGAATTATCGTGAAGTATAAAAGAATATAATGAAATTAAATCATTATTAAAATCATTAATCACATAAGTATCTGCACAAACATTAAGAGTTACAGAGGCAGACCCAATAAAAGGTTCAATAAATTGATTGGGGAATTGAATTTCGGGTAAAATATGTTGAAGAACCCGATACTTATTTCCTGCCCATTTGAGAAAGGATTTGTTCATGATTAATGATATTTTTACTATTTTATTATGCTTTTAAAACTTTTGCAACTTCTGTTCCAAGAACAATAGAGTCAAGAACCTCTAAATCTCCCAACATATGATATTCTTCACATTTATTCTGTGGTAAGATTTCTCCGCGACGAAGTTTAGTCCAATTTTTATTATACTTATGCTCATCATCAGCAAGAAGAAATAGCATTAGTTTTCCATGCATATGACAATATTTTTCTGGGACACCATGAATTTTTTCATGTGCTGTTCCATCAGAAAAATATGACCTCATTTTAGATTCAATCCAAATGTTATACTCTCCCCTAACATGCAAACCATCAGGACGAAGAACAATCAATTCTTTTTGTGAATTAAAATATTTTACTTCTGGTGGTTTAGGAATAAAAATTTTATCAATTTTATCAAAGTATAATCGAACAATCGCTTCACCAAGAGGACCACTCAAATACTTCTGATTTGTTTCATTGGTTTTTGTTTTTTTTACAATATTTAAATCGTAAAGTTCTTTTCTTCGTTGCTTATCTTGATTTGCATTAGTTGAAGGATTCAAAAGATAATCACAAATCAAATCAATATCTTTTTCTTCAAGTTCATTATATTCTTTATATTTCATTTGTAAACTCCATCCTCCATCTCAAACCAAGTGTCAAGAGAGTTCATAATCTCCGACACAATGGCATCAGCAGCAGCATCTACATCAGGATTAGAATTGTGTTTATGGGCACGGTTCCAACCAAATCGAACACCTTCTTCAAGTGCCATTTCTAATACAGTGCGAAATTTAGGTTTCATTTGTTGTAAGGGCAATCAGGATGATATGTAAATTGTGTGCAAGCATCATATGTTTTGAAAAGACTTTGATCGCGTTGAATCAAAAAAACATTCCATCCAACCATTGCAAAAAGTCCAAAACCAATAAAATACTTCATGAATCATAACCCTGAATTTTTAAAATAGCACGACGGGCATCGTATGCTTGTGTTTGAGAAGCAAATTCAGCAACTTTCTCAAACGGTTCACGACGATACAATCCCCACCGCGAACTACCAATAATACCACGGATAACGTAGGGATTGTCCAAACCAAGAGGATAGGGTTTCATTTGATAGACCCCTCAACAATAAGATTGATGATTTCCCGACATGTTGATGATAATTGATAAGCATCACCAAGACCTTTTTCCTCATAAAGATCAAGAAGATCTGTATTGTTATATGTGTCTACAATTAGTTTACAGGCATCGTACAGTGCTGCGGTATGATGCGACCTAGATGGGAAGGAGAGAGACATCGTAGGAGTGCTCCGTCGATTACTCCCACAGTATAGGGGCTAGACTTGCTTCGTTGGGTTTGTCTGTGACACCAGGCACACTGTCTGATTAATCAATGTTTTCAAGCTCATCTATAATCTGATAAATTTCCTTACTGGTTTTCATAGTCATTGTTTCACATTCATCAATAACTGCAGACAAAAAGGTTGCAAGTGCTTTAGCACCAACTTGATGTTTTTTTAACCTGGTTCTTCTAGAAGTGAGAGCCAAAGTATTTAAATAAAGATTAGATAAACGTTCTGCTCTTTCTGACATGATTCTATACACCCTTTATAGTATTTATTTCACTTTCTAGTTGACTTATAATTTGGTCTGGATTTTCAATACCAATAGAATTCTTTTGTTGGTCACGCATGAATTCTCCACCAATATCTTTAGTCTGGTCATAATCACCAAGATCCAATTTTCTCTCAAGTTCCAAAGGATTTGGTACATGTCCATGCATCCAATACTTTGGATATATGACTTTTTTACTATTAGATAATGTCGTTCCCCACATACCAAATGTGCTATTTGCTGAAATGTGATAATCACACATTGTCATCAAACACAAATCAAATGAATGATTATATAGTTTATTTTTTAGTTTTTCCAAATATTTTGGATGAAGTTCATCGACAATAGATTTTATGGTACGTACTTCTTTTGCTGCAATTTGAGAGATAACAAACTTATAATTAAATCTAGAATGACCACTAAAATCAAGCATTTTATCAATTAATTGGCCATAATCACAATTAATTGGTTGGTTGTCATTGTAGATATCAGTTATCAATACAAATCTGTCATCTTGATAGAGTGGATTATTTTTTACATATTCTTTATCATTTGTGAATATAAAAACTTTTGCATCTTCTGGAAGAAGTTTTAATGCGTTCTGATAATAATCATCACCACAAACAAACATTCCGCTAATTGGATCTAAAAAATCTCCCCTTCTTATGTGTAAGGATATGATTTCTTGTCCTTCAAATTTATTAACAAATTCTGAACACTTATCTTTTATAATTTTACGAAATACCAAATCTTTTTTTACTTCTTCAAAGTATTCCTTTTTGTAAAAATTTGTTGGACTTGGATATCCAAATATCAAACTTTCATCTTCAAGACCTTTACTTACAATAGTATCAAAAGACTCATTATCCGAAAATTCAAGAAACTTATCGTATTCTGTGTCAGGTCTTGTTGTACCATCAAAGGAGACACCCTCAAAAGTTGATCTTAAATTTAAGAATTCGAACTCATCAGTACCGTATTCATACCCAAAGTGTTTTGCAAGACTTTTAAGCAAAACATATGAAGATATTTGATAACCCAATCCATTTCCAGTTGCATTGTGCTCTAATCTTATTTTAATCATATTAATATAAAACGATAATTTATTTATTTAATAATGACTATTGTTAGATCATTTTGGGGTCATCAAGAACTTCAATTTTAATTTCTATAGGTGAATCATTCCAATGTCTGATAACTCCAGCCACAATAAAAAAGTTAGTAATCAAGTAAGTTAAAAAAATAAAAGTTCGGATACGTGCAACAGTATCCGACTCTCGATCGCATTTAGAAGCTTTCTCCCCTAATGCCTTTGCCCACCATCTCCAAAAGGACTTAGAATTCTCCTTCATAAAGTTCTTCTTCTTCATATAGATCAAAAATCATGCAATCAATGCAAGACTTTAATTCTAACATATCTTCTTCATTCAGTCCATCTAATGTAATGACATGTCTTTCACTAAGGGCAATACAAATAGAGTACCCATCATCTGGATTATAAGAACCACAAGTTTGAATGAGTTTCATGAGAAGTCAACTACCATTTCAATATCAATTGCCCCTTGTTTTTTAACATGTTCTTGCCACATAATTGCATCAGACACATCTAAAAATACTGCTTTTTGGTTTGAGTAAAATCCCTCTTTATTTTTAGGATTTTTATACGTTACTTGGTACTTCATGAATTAAATGAAAATCTGTAGAATAAACAACAACACAAATGTCCCAACGAGAACCAGGATTACATATAGTCAAATATTCTGTTGTAATAAATTTGATTTTTCCAACATAATCTTTGTATTTGACCAATTTTCCTTCTTCAATAATCATCACCAGTAAGGTCGTTCAAAAACAACCAATTTTTGGGAATATCTTCTTCATCAATCACAAATTCTTCGTGAATTGCTTGGGCATCAAAGAGATTGCCACAATCCATATGATCAATAATCCTACTACAAAAATAGTTTTCTACATTTGTAATACAATCTTCTCGGATTTCATTTAATTCAAGATTCATAATGATTAACAGTCGTAAATTCTATTTTGATAGGTGTTGAGAATTTCAATCTCAGTTTGCATGTCTTCAATTTTACTTTCTAGATATTCAATTCTTTTTTGATGTTGTTCTTTCAACTCTTTAAGAATGTTGTTTGCGTGAGAGACGTTATGGTGTGTCATATCAAGTGGTAAAACTTTCTACAATTCGGGACTCTTGATTTTCTGCGAGTAAGAACTTAGGTGCAGAAACAACTCGTTCCATAATACGACTATCATATTCACTATCATATTCTTCTCTCCAATCTAAAAGAATATCATGGCACTCAGTATCGCTTTCAGCAATTACGTTAAAGAGACCACCATATTCAGAGGAAGGAAATGGAATCCAATAGTCAACGATGTAGAGATACTTCATTTTTTGATTTAAAGAACTTTTTTAGTCTAGGTTAAATGTTGGGGTTTGTCAATAAATGGGTTCATTTCTATCGAACCTCTCATAGTATACTATCTTTAACACCTATTTAAAGGTTCAATGGTCACTTTTTTAAGTGTCATATCCTAAATTGTAAAAGTTCTAGTGCAACCTCGGAAATAGGTAAGTTGAGACATTTAGTATTTTTGACTTTTTTAGCAATTCTGCTCCAAGTAGAGTAATTTGGCATAATGATAAATTTAGAATAAGCAATAACAAAAAAGTCTAATAAATCTTCAACTATTTTCTTATTATTATCAATATAATCATCAGTAAAACATTGCTTTAAAATGTTCTTAAATTTTTCGTAGTAATCATACTTATCTTTTATATTTTTTTTAAAGTATCTTGTTTTATAGTGTTTATAAAATTTTAAAGGTAAATCGGTGCTAATGTAAATTTTTACATTTTCATTGGAATTTATTAATTTTTCTATTATTTTAAAATAAACAGCATCTTTTATATAAGTGTAATGTGTTAATGTTGTTGGAAAATAAGATTCTTTTAAATATTGTTCCCTTAAATTTAAAGGCATTTCACTCAAATCATCTTCAGTATAATATGTTCCGTGATATCTTCTAATGTGAATAGAAACAAAAGATTTGAAATATTCACTCAAAATATCATTTATAGATGGATTTTTAAATTTTATCAAAGAATATGGATTTGGAAGATTGAGTTTATCATATTGACCTTCATAGATCAACCATTCATCTAGATACCAATAATTATTAGTTTTTAAATACTCAATATTATTTTTATGAATTATTAGTTTAAGGTGACTTTCACTAATTTTATATACTTTTTCATTTTTACAAAAATATTCTTCTTTTAATGCAATGGTATTTGGTAAATTTAAAAATTTTAATTCTGGCCATTTCTCTTTTTGAACCGCAATTTTATACTCAAAATTAGTTCTATAAGACACATAATAAAGTTGAGTCCATATATACATCCTATTCCCAAAAGCAGTATCTTCGGAGTTCATATTTTTATTGATAATACAATAAATTATCTTCTCCATTTATACATCTACTACTAATATTCATTAATTATTTAACAAAAAAGGGTGGAATATTCCACCCTTATAGTTCAAAGTCTAGATTTGGATGATTTAAATTTCATCTGCCCAGTCTCTATCAAATAGGTAATATACAAAGTTTCTTCCTGCTCTCTCGCTTCAATCTCATGTGGTTGATCTTCATAATCTAGTTCTTCCACTTTTACGGAACCATAATACATCTTTCCCCTTTTATCACGGAGATCACCAAAAACCCATTGACGAACATGAACTAACTCATGAATTAAAGTTTTTGTATAGGTCTCAAGGTCCATATGCGATTGTAGTTCAATCAAAAAGTCACGAGGACGTTTAATTTCACCATCAACGTCACAATAACCATAGACAAATTCTCGTTTAAGTCCTTTGTGGACAATGCGAAGACCAATGTGATGTCTTGGCATATACCGATTCATAAACCAATCGGTAACGCTCTCACAGACTCGCTTTCGATAGCCATAACCAGAAGTTTCGAGGTAATACATGTGCCCCAGTGAAGAAACCAAATAAACGAAGAGATGAAGATAAGTTTGTCAGTTTTTGTCATATTCAACGCATATAAAGATAACTACCTGCCCAATCAGCATTTTGAAGCAACCACTCACGCTGATTGATGATACGCAGATCATATCGCACACCCTTGGCAGGTGCCTTCCATGATGCAGACTTGTAGACTTCACCAGTTTTCTTGTCGATGAAGCAATGAACGGACTTATTACCATTGGCATTCATGATTACCTTATGATACTTTCTACCAGACTCGGGGTAGAAATCGTAATCACAAGTTCCTTGCTTGAGTTTAGCAATCTGTTCTTTGTGATATTTAATACCAGTGTCAGTATTACCCTCAAGACGCTGTAAAGAACGTTCATGACTACGAATGGAATAGTCAATGTAGTTCTGACGCAGTGCCTCACAGAGAGCATACGTATGACCCAGAACAGCAGTTGCAATGTCCTTCCTTGCCTCAGCAGAAGCAGAGTATTCAGCGAAGGTGGTGGTCATGTCCTTTGTTTGAACTGAAGTTATTATAGGGCAAAGTTCTCAGGTTGGTTCGTTCCAGTGGACAGTGGTTCATCCGTCCCCCTGGTGATATTTCATATATTCTTCAACAATTAATTCATTGGAAACATTGTGTTCATCTGGACATTCAACAACAATATCCGCAATTAACATAGATTTTTCAAAAACCTTTTTAATGTGAACGCAGTTTTGACCGTGCTTAGAATCTCCATATGCACGTTTTAAAAACCAAGTTTTTGAACCTTCTAATTTACCTTCACCATCTTTCCATTGCAAATCATACTCATTAAAATTTGGATGGTCACACAAGAATACTCTAGCAAAATATTTTTCACCATCTCTGCAATGTTGAATCATATAATCCTTCATTACATTACAAGAAAATTGTTCAAAACTTTCTTGCTTTTTTTTAATTAAAGTTGAAATAATTTCATTTCCCAACTCATCGTCCAATAATGTCCTGTCTTTGGTAATTGGTGCCCTACATTGAACGTAAGTTAAAGATTGTTTATCGCCTTTAGCAAATTTCTTTTTTAATGACTTGACGTTGCAGAGATATTCTGAATTTACAACATCTGCCATAAAATGATCCCCAGGAATCCATTGACTATTTGTTGATTTGGCAATGATTATTTCCCAGGTTAAAGCATCAATTACTCCCAATCTTTTGGCATAATACCAAACACAACATTTAAAAGTAAAATCATTAAATTCGTACATAAGATAAAGGGGGAGAAGTTCATTCTCCCCAATAAAGTTAATCAGTAATTTTTAAGTGTTCCCTACAGTATTCAAACCTCCCCCACTCCTCGTCGGTGAAGTTATCACTAGCATATGGAATACCAACAACATAAGCACAGAATCGGTTGATTTGCTCAGATTGATTGCTTGAAGCAATAATAGCACTAGCGAGGAGTTCAATCATAATCACTTACCAGTCAGACCACCAGGCAGGAAGTTCATCGAAGAACCATTCACAATGATCATCTTTTCAATGCCACCATTCTTGAATGCTTCCTTCATGATTTCATTACGTTGGTACTCAAGGTACTGAGGAGTGATAGTAGAAGCAAGAGACTTGTTCTCGTTTGCTTTCAGTTCAGCAGTACGGTTCTTCACAATTTGCTCCTTTTCAGCAGATTGAGCAGTCACCACACGATTCACAGCAGCAACCAGATCCTCAGGCAAGTCTGCTTTTACAACCACAACGGATTCAATATCAATCTTACCAGCAAGGTTGTTCTTCTCCAGGGCAAGGTTCAGATTCTGTTTGATGGTATCTTGAATCTTATCCAGACTGCTGTTCACATCCAGGGCAGCATATTCGTCAACCGATTGGTTCACGGCAGACGTAATCAGACGCTTGATAAACGTGGACATCAGTTCAATCTGTCCATTCTCACTGACACCATGGTTACTCATATCGTAACCAGTATAGAAGCTATAGAGTGAAGTGGGAGCAATGCTGTAAGTAACCACAACATCCATATCTTTCATGATGGTGTTGTCTTTAGTCTTCGGAGTCAAATCGTTAGATTGTACCGTAATCTTACGAGTGTTGAAGACTTTGATAGAACCGAAACCATCGTATTTAATACCAGGCGTCAGCACTTCATTCTTCACCTGACCATCAAATCCAACGTAGAGACCATTTTCTCCAGTGTTGATGGTGGTGAATTGACCAGCAGTAAGCACTAGAGCAAGAACAGCAGCACCAGCACCCAGAGCAATTTTTGTAGTAGACATAATTTAGTTAATTGATAAAGAACAATCAGTCAGAAGTAACACCAGCATAGATTAGTGCTGCTGCTACAAGAACAAGAAGAATGAGGGGGAACATCTTGATGAAGAATAGCACAGGAAGTCCCCTTGAGAGAAGAACGAACAGGATTAGAAATACTCCTGCCCCAACACCAAGAATACGAGCAATCATGATAAATCAGCAACCTCTTTCATAATGTTTTCTACATCATTCTCATCACGATGACCAAAAACATCATCAGTGATGGGAGTATCATAGCACAACTCAAATTTATCTGGATTGCCTTTAAGAATTGCTACTTCATACAATCCCTGCTCATAACCATATGATCCAGGAAAACAAACCACACTCACACCATATCCATTTTCAAAAAAATGAACAGCATGTACACCTCCAAAATAATGTTCCTCAAAGTTAAGATCAGTAAACTTCATTGTTGTTTTTGAACTTGAGTTGATGGAACTTCTGGGGTTTCAAAAGATTTGCGAATAGATTCTCCCTGCACAAATCCAACACCACCAAACAAAATAGCTGTGCCTAAAATTAATGCAACAGCACCATTATTACCAGAATCCGAAGCAGATTCCAAATCAGTTCTCAGAAGTTTTTGAATAATCCAAGTTGATGCTATTCCACCACCAAACATGAGAATCCAAGGAGTAAACGTAATAAATGCCCAACCAGCAGCAACAAGACCTACAAGGGCAATACTACCAGACGTACTACCTCCAGAAGATGAAGTAAATCCAGAAGAAGAATCTGAAGATACTTGCCTCAGATTATAAATTTGTTGAACATCACCATGCTTTGCATAGATTTGTTCTTTAGCACCAGAGAAAGTTGCCGCTTCAACTTCTGTCGAAATTTTGCCAACTTGAGAGTTGACAAATACATCAGCTTTCCAAGTAGTCATCACTTATTACCGAAACGGTTTTTCCAGAGGTCGTAAGAACGATTTTTCATTTGTTCTAGCAGATGATAACGCTGGCGAATTTCCGAATCCTCTTCCAATTCATAAACAAAAGGAATAGCAAGATCCATAGCATCGGATGCATGGCAAAGAATGGAATTTAGAAGGTCATGCTCTTCATAAGTAAACTCCATTGTGACCGATTGTTGGTCACAATAATTTTTCTCGGTCAATTCTTCATCAGTATTGACGCTCTCAGCAAATTCAGCAAAGTTTGGAAGAGAAATCATTGGTGTGCTTGGTTTACTCATGTAATATACGCCATAAAAAATGCCCCGTCAAGGGGCAGTGGACAGTTACTGAGGTGTCACATCATTCAAATAATACCCTCTCCAATCAGCATGTAATATACACTTATCAATTTCATACACTCTTCTTTTATTAGGAGAATTTCTATTGAGTGGTTTATAAACTAAACCACTCTCTTTATCAACAAAACAGTGAATTTTTGAATCAGATTCATCTGTAAATTGATAAACTTTATAATATTTTTTTGTTTCCTCAATAAAAAAAGAACCCAAATCAAGGTAATTATCAAGTTCTTTTAATTTGAACTTGTTACTTCTTACATCAATATTATCTCTAATTAATTTCTTAGCAATAGAAGAAACTTCATTAAAATAATTTTTAGTCAATTTTAAACATAAGAACCCTGTTTTTAACAAAATAGATTTTTCATCACTAGTTTGAGTGAAAAGATTTGTATCCATTTATTTTATGATACCTTTATTAATTATGTATCACATTGGGCAATTGTCACCTTTACCTTCCAAAGTTTTAACAAATAATTCAGTAAACCTTTCCATTTTTTCATAATGGACTTGAGATGGATCGTAATTAATTGCGTCTTTAAGAGCAACCAATTCGTTCCACTCTTCTTGTGTTAATTCCATTTGTTTTTGTGCAACTGTGTTGATTTTAACACATTCCATGATTATCTATGGAATTTTTAATAGTCTCTTAATTATTGATGTTACAAATCTTATTATTCACCAAAAGGTCCCCACGTCCCCTTATCTCCTTTTAGTCTACTCTCAAGTTTATCCATTAATTCATCAGTTTTAATAAGGGCATCAAGGTCAGCAATCATACAGGCAATATGCTTACCAACAAAGGGTTTTTCTTGTCTTGCTGCAAAAGCAAGGGCATTTCTAAGGGAAGACTCTGCTTCTCTTAAAGATTCTTCAACAGATTTTGATAGTGCCATTGGTTAATATAAAGTTAATTTAATAATAGATTAATATTTTTATTCTGTCAATGTTCGGTTAAACGAACCAAGTCACAATAGAATATCTGGATCCAGATTTAACTTCCATAATTTCATGAGGATACATAAAATTCGATGGAAATACAATTGCAGACCCTTTTGGTGCTTTAATGATTAATTCTCTATCAAAGAATGCAAATTCTCCACCTTCATAATCATCATTCAAATTAAAAGAACAGGACACTGTTCTAGGTGTAGTTTTATGAGAATCTGTATGAATAGAATAATATCCTCCCATATCATATCTCAAGAGATCATATCCACTATCAGAAATTAATTGGCAGTGTGGAAATTCTTCAACATATTTTTTAAGGGTATTACCAGAATGTTCAAATAATAAGGTATCGATTTTCTTTCTGGTTTCTAAATTTTTGTTGATAACATTTGCCATCGACAATCCAATAGTATCACAATTGCGAACGAATTTATTTACTTCTCCGTTTCCTGTTCTACTTGGATTCCAATCTTCACAATTTTTATACTCTTCTAAAATCAAATCACAAACATAATCTGGAATTGCAGAGTAATATATTTTAATGTATTCATCCAATGGATTTTTACTCTTATAATTTTCAGTTTTTATCATCACTTCTGGACTTTTTTTAATCTCATTGAAGTTGCAAAATTTTCTATTCTCTTTATCAAAATACAAGGCAACATTAGGTCCTCTACTTCTTACATAATGTAAAAATACTTGAGTGCAATAATTTCCTTTTAATTCTTCTCTCCAATGAGGTATATCTATGCCCAAGTAAAGAAGACCATCCCCTGGATTTAAAATGATTCTTTTTTGCTTTTTATCTGGTGTCATGACCCAAATAGGCCAAGATACATCAGAATCTAAATTGATAGTTATTGATATTTCACATTCTTTTCTGTCAGTATGCGATGGTAAAGTGCTTCCTTTTTCATATACTCTAGCATAACTATAAGTTGGTAAAACAGTTTCGCCAATAATAGATGATACTTCAGGAGTTTTTTCACAAAGTAATTCTAAAAAAGAAATATAGTCATATTGAGATTTTGAAGTCGGAACTTGCTCATCTCCATCTATATTATTTTCTTTACATACTTGTGCAAATTCTTTGGATAAATTTTTTGCACGTTCCGAACATATAAAATTTGGTATTATAATATATCCGTTTTCAACTAAAGATTGATTCATAATAAAAGTAGTTTATTAATTGTCTGGAATTTCTGCAGCGTCTACTTGTTGTTCTTGTTCAATAAGTTCTTCAATTTCATTTACAATTGGGGTGTCTTCGTCTTCAAAAAGCATTTCTAAGTTAAATTCATCTTCCAGAAGACTTAAATCAAAGTTTTTAAAGTCTTGAATATCTGAAGACTCTTCAATTTCAGTTTCTTCACCATCTTCTTCACTATCATCCTCTGTTGGGTCGAAGCTATCATCAAATAGAGATGGATCAATATTACTATCAAAAATAGTCATGCTGTCATAACTTTTTTCTTTAGATTCATCCTCAATTGCATTTTCTGCATAATAAAGATTAAGTTGATTCTCTTGAACTTTATTATAGATTTGTTCTACTTGTAGTTCGAATTCTTCTTTAACTCCTTCCAAATGCTTATCTTGTTCCTTTAGCATTTGTTCCAATTCAAATTCATGATTCTTTTGCATCACATCTAATTGAAGTTCAAGTTCCTTCATGGCATCTTCCCATGTCATCAATTTTTCTTTTTCAATTTCTGCAAGAATCTCTTGTTCCTTCATCCACTTCTGATATCCTTCAGTGAACAAATCTACATATTTTTTAATTTCTGATTTATTTGTAATTTCTTTATTTGGAATTGGTGTAGTATATTCTAATTCCCCCTTATCTCCATTCCACTGAATTGCGTGAATATCAGTTTCCTCAAAAGGCCAGTTTTCAGCAAAATACATTCCTTTGCCATCAACACTGATAAATTTGTCAGGGTAAATAACAGTTACTCTCATTGATCTGTTACCTCTTTTACATCTGTTGGTAGAATTTTATTTGTGTTTTCATCCATAGTTGCTTGAAGCATTTGTGCTGCAGCAGATAAAACATTAATGTTGGTTTGATTTGCTTTAACCATTTCATTTCTAAATGATTCAACAGCAGCACCTGTAGACCTTTGTTGCTGAGAATTTTCAATTAACATCATAGGAAGCCAAGTAATAGCACACGACCATTCATCAACTTCTTGCCCTGTATTAGGATTTACGCCTCTAACTTGAGTATACCAAGAACATTTCAATCCAATACAATCTTTTTTAAGAAGAGGACAATATTTTCCATTCTCAATTTTCATAATTAATACACGGGATTTTAATAATTAGTATAACATATTTATGATAATGTGCAAATAATCACATCAACATATTGCACACTAAGATCTGTAGTGCTAGTAATATTAGCATTTAAGTTTAGTGTACCAGACCAAGGATGTGTATGAGAACCTCCACCAGTAGATTCTAGCATACCACTAGTCGCAACACTACCAAAAACAGTTCTAGAACCAGCATTACTGAATGGAGTTGCAGAAGAACCTCCATTTGAACCCATAGTTCCTTCATGAGTGTGATTTGGAAGTTGTCCTAATGAAAGAGTAGTATTACCAACAGTACCACTTGCGGGATAAGAACCAGCAAATGGGAAAGATACTTCAGTTCCTGTAGATATAAAGGCATTAGATGCTGAAATTGTTCCACCAGAAACTCCACCACTTCCACTAACAACTCTTAACATTTTATTATTTTGAGTTGTATCTTTTACCCAACCAGTTGGTGCTTCTGCTTGATAAAATACCTTTTTAGTCCCCGCAGGATACATCCAATAAAAAGATTCAATTATATTGGTGAAATCAGTTAAACTAAATCTTATCCCGCCACTAGTTAAAGATGCCATATTAATCGAAGCTGCAGATAATTACATCTATATATTGGACTCTTAAATCCAAAGATCCAGTTGCAGTTGAAGTAATCCCAACACTTCCCGTAAAGGGGTGGTTGTGTGCTCCTCCTGTTCCTGTAGGACTTACTACTCCACCAGTAGCATTAGTTCCTGGAGTTCTAAATGAAGCACCACCAGATGCTGCAGAACTAGTGCCACCAGTTAAGCTATCGTGAGTATGATTTGGAATTTGCGAAACAGAAAGAGTTGTATTACCAACTGTTCCAGCAATTCCAGCACTAACACTAATTGGAATACTGAGATTTTTTAAATTAGAAGGGAATGCAGAAGTAAATGTTATTCCTCCTGCACCAGATACTCCACCATATCCAAATCCGCCACCAGTCCCACTAACAACTCTAAGTGCCTTATCATTATGTGTTGTTACTTTAGTCCACCCAGTAGGTGCCGAAGCTTGATAAAAAATTGCTACTGATGATTGTGCTATAACATCATATCTTGAATTTAATGACGTACTATCATTAAATAGAATACCAGTTGCGGTTAATACTGCCATTTTATAACGATATTATTTTCTTTTATTTACTTATTTATTGTAATTTTAATTCTCCTTTATCCAGAATCCATCTACAGTCATTTCCCACCCATCAGCAATCATATCCTGATAAGTTTTTGGTGCATCTTCTTTTACTTTTTTTATTGTAAAAGTCTTGTCGCCATTATCAACCCAAAATACTTGGTCACCTTCTTTTAAATTTGCAGCATGTAAAAGATCTTCTGGAAAAGAGATAAAATAATCACCAGATTCTGGATCATATTGTACAGGTAAAGACCATTTGATTACTTTATCGCTCATTATTTTTAAGTTGATTTAAATAATTTTCAATCTGCTCTGTTAAAATTTCTGTCAATTCCTCTTCTGTTTTTGTACTTAACCAAGAGTATGCTGGGTCATCTGAGTCCCATTCAACGGTAAAACTACCATCTTTTTCTTCAGTTACTCTTAAACTATCTTTTTTATTTGTCATCTTCTTCCCAATTAGATTTTTCTTTTTTACGAAGTTTTTTAAGTTCTTTCAACATCTCTTTGATTTCCTGATATGCAATTTCAGGACTCATTTTATCTCCAATTTCAAGTCCAACTATCAGTTGAACTTTATCTCCAAAACGAGCAAGTGCTCTTTCGAATTCTGTTAAAGACTCGTACATTAAGTGTCTCCCAAACTAAAGTTCTTTAAATCTAACACTGTAGGATTAATTTTGTCAATTTGTGCTTGTAGTCTGTTCTCCATCTCATACATTGCATTTGACATACAAACATTTTCTCTTTCAAGATATCTTATTCTAGAATGAAGGTTTGCAATTTCATCTGCGAGAGAAATTCTTTCATTCTTCCTATCTACCAAATTTATATTATAAGTTTTTAAGTCATAATCTTTTAAAAAACGATCAAAAAATTTATTGAATATATTTTTAATCATTATTTTATCCCTATCTCTTTTAAATATGCATGATATCTTAAAAAACTTCCCATTCTACAAGGAACTCCCAAACTAAGACAACATTCTTGATAAGATAAAAATTCATACCAGGGAGTTGTTGGGTCTAATATGTGATAGTTCATAATAGTGATAAATTTACATTTATAAGTTCTGCAAATTCTTTATTTGATTCTATACCACAATGCCTTAAGTCTCTTGCATAATCGTCTTTTGGTTGATAAAAGTCGCAATTTAAAATTTTTGCTGTCGTATCAAAAAGACTAAATTCATAATATTTACATTTATCCTTCCAAAGATTACGAACTATTTTAACATTCATCATGTTAAAAGGAACCAGATGCTCAGCAGGTTTTACTTTTACGCTGTCTGTAGGTATTTTATTATCAAAATAAAGTGGGTGATATACAAGATACCTCATTAATGAAGTCCATCCATATACAACAGCTGCAGGTGGTCCATAACGATCATTTAAAATCATGGAATTATGCAGTGCCAATTGAATAGATGACCCACCTACACCCATGTTAATAACGGGAATACCAGTTATCTCCTCTAAAAAAGAAGAAATAGTATGTTTATCATCAACTCCAGTTCCAAATACATACGAGCACCCAAACATAACGATAGAATTTTTCCAATCTAATTCATCAAATTCCTTAGTTCTATATCCTTCAGAATTTAAAGTATATTTTACTTTATTATGACGATAATACCAATCTTCAGGTTGTGTTTGTAAATGTTCATAATATTTTTCTTGGTTATCTGTTCCAGAATAATCCCAAGTTCCCTTTAGAGTTAACCTATTAGCAGGTATATATCCATTTTCATTATAAACTGTATGATTTGCAAGGGGTAAAAATTGATTATTTCTAATTGATTTAATAATATTTCTATTATTAAATTTTAAGTTAAATCGGTTTATCATTTATATATGAAGTTATCTTCTTTTTTAATTTTTTTCTCTAATCTTTTTAGTTTTATTTTTTCAATATATTCACTAATATGTATAATAATCTTTTGAATTAAATTACTCATTATAATTTGCCACCCACAGTGCCTTCATATTTAACAGAATCAACATTACTCCACCCTTCCTGCACACCTTTTAAGTAAAATCTTGTGGCACTTATACAATTCTCTTCATTTAATGCAGTGATTAATTCTTTCCCGTTTACATCAAATGACCTCCATGTTCCCCATTGGGATTGTTTGATATAAAATGATTCGTCAATTAGATTTTTGTTGCTCATTATTTTTTTGGCTATGGATTTGGGCAAGAATGCTGAGAAGTTCGGAAGTTTCTTTCCATTCCCAAATAGTCCCATCTTTTTGAGTATAAGTTCTTGTTGCCATAGTGTTTGTTTTAAAAATTAAATTTTATCACAAGTTCAAATTTTTAGCAATAGTTTCAGCAGCAATTTTATTAGTTTCTTTTCCAGAATGTCCCAAATCTCTTGCATAATCAACTTGTTTTATATAATCACAATTTAAAACGTCCGAAACTGTCTTAAAGAATGTAAATTCATAATATTTTGTTCTATTATTCCACATTTCTTTAGAAATAATAGATGATAATTTTAAATTTACTGCAGGATGTTCTTCATTACTATTCCACGATTCTCCCATTTTTTTAGAATCTTTTAACCAATTACCACAATGAATAACTTCATTTTTAGTATAAAAAGGACATCTATATTGAGAAGACCAACCATAAACAACTGCTTTTGGATTTGGATATTTTGCACTCAAAATTCCAGAATTATGTAAAGAAAAGGTTGGTGAAGATCCAGGTGCTCCCATATTAATTACAGGAATTCCAGTTATTTGTTCCAAATATCCAGTTACAGTTTCATCTTCTGCACTACCAACACCGTAAATGTAAGAACACCCAAATAAAACAATACATTTTCTCCAATCAATATCTTTAAATGGCTTAGTTCTATATCCAAAAGAATTTGTCAAATAATAAACTATTTTATCTCTATAATGCCATTCTTCTGGTTGAACTTTTAAATTATGAATATATCGTTCTTTTGTATCTTGGTCATACCAAAATTTGTTATTTGGTTTATCAATAGGAAAAAAGTTTTTATTGTTTAAATTATCTATAATATTCATGAGAATATTTTAACCCCATAAGTTTCTTCCCATTCTTTACAATCTTTTTCATCATTTACCATCGGTTTCCCTTTAATATTCAAACTAGTATTCAATAACATAGGACAACCTGTTTTTTCATTCCACATCTTTAAAAGATCATAAAGTTCTGTATTTTGTTGTCTATTAACAGTTTGAACTCTACTTGTTTTATCTATGTGAACAATTGCTGGAAACTTTTTAGAATATCTACATTTTACAGCATATTGCATGTATGGTGAAGAATTTGTAGGCATTCTAAAGTAATCGTGTACATATTCTTCCATAATTACTGGTGCAAATGGCCTAAACTGTTGTCTTTGTTTAATATTGTTGACCATTGATTTAATTTGTGGATCTCTAGGGTCTGCAAATAAACTACGATTCCCCAGTGCCCTAGGACCAAACTCTGCACAACCTCTTGCAACTCCACAAAGACCATAATCCATTAAGTGGTTAACAATTTCTTCGTTTGATGCAACTGATTTAATATAATATCCAAGATAAGGTCCATGCCAATCAATATGTTTCTTTTTATGTGCAAGCACAGAACCAATGGCAGACCCATTATCTCCAGGTGCAGGCATAATCCATAAATTGTCAAAATAATAATATGCAATTGGATTTGCAACACAATTTAACGCACATCCACCCATTAGAACTAAATTTTTACTTTTTACTTTATTGGATGCTACTTGCATAATATCTCTAAAAATTGTTTCATAAATGTTTTGAGTTGCAGCAGCGATATCAAAAGTGTTTTTAATATCTGGTCTCCAATCAACACATCCTTTATGTAAATTCTTTTTAAAGGTTGCTGTTCTAAATCCTATGAAATCTTTATAGATATCATCTTCATAACGTGTTTTATCCCCATAAGCAGACATGCCCATGAGGATATACTCTTCTTCATTTGGTTTTAATCCACACCTTTGTGTCATTGCAGAATACCAAAGTCCAACGCTGTGTGGATATTTACGTTGAAATTTAAGTTTTAATTTATTACCTCTTGCTTCCCAGATAGTAAGTGTTTGGAATTCTCCTATAGCATCAATAACCACCACACAACACTCGTCAAACTGACTGGTAAAGTAACCAGCACAAGCATGAGTATAGTGATGGTCATAATACTTGATTGGAACATCAACATACTTTTTGACGTTCTGAATCCATCCTTGACCTGCAAGAAGTTGTCTAAACGTTTTCTTATATGGATTCTCATACCAGCATACCAATTCTGGTTTTCCAAACTTTAGTGCATAGTCAATAATGCCATTATTTAAATAAGCATCATTTTTTATACCACTGAATCTTTCACTTTCGCTTGCGAAGACTAGACTATCATTAACAAATACAGAAAGTGCAGCATTATGACTCTCTGATGATATTCCCCAGGTAATCATGAATTTAACTTCTCCCAATAACTTACTGGAAGAGTTGGATCATTTTTTTTATAAGGATTATCCATATTTGCAGGGCACATAGAACAAAAACATTCATCTTCTTTATTTAAAAATTCTTCAAGTTCTTGATCAGAACAATCCGAATCTAATGGTTTATATTTTAAATAAGGATCCCATTTTTTGTCAAGATTATATTTTTTTGCTTGCATTGGTAAATATGCCAATGGTGGACATTTCCACAATTTACCCTCATGTATTTGTAGAGCTTTTTTAGATAGACACTTCTCCCAACTCTTTCTTGGATTATTATCTTCATAGGGAAGCATATTATTCCCAAATCCATTATATTGAGGAGTCCAGGTATCTGTGGTAAAATCCCAAAATTCTAAATTAATTCCGTATTGCTTTCTCCATTCTTTTGTCAATCTATAACCTTTTTTAAATTTATTTACATATCCAGCATGTACTTTACTATGAATAGATATTGCTAAAGTACTGTCAGTATCCAATAATGCCTGCGGTAAATTTGGATGTGTATGTAAAAAACTAGCATTTGATACAAGATCAATAGCAGTTGCAGTATCTGGCCACATCATCCGAACCAGATAAATTATATCAATCAAATTTTTATTAAGAGTTGGCTCACCACCAAGTATAGTGAATAGTTCTGGTTGTAATCTTCTACTCCAAGAATACAACCATTCATCACATTCTTTTAAAGTTAAAGACCCAGAATGTCCATGATTAGAATAATGAGAACATCCTTCACAACTAAAATTGCAAGTATGCGTTACATGTAATTCTATGTGAGGGACTTTAAATATTTTCATTTACGAGTTTCGATTGTAACTTTATTCTTTTTAAGTTTATGACGTTCCAAATATTTATTGAGATGTTCTTTACACTCAAAATGACAAACTCTTTTAACTTTGTTTTCTTCGTATTCTAATCTAAATGGGAAATTTGGATAAGGAAATCTAGCAGTATCAATCATTTTTTGTTCCACCATAAAATTTATTTTCGGATGTCTCATATCCCACTTCCCATGCAGTCTTCAACCATTTTTTGATCATGGGATAATCTTTAGTTTTTGCTGCGTATTCAAAATCATCCCAAAATCTTTCAGAACGATAAGAATAACCTTCCAGTTCATCAAACCAATCATCAAAAGTTTTATAATTCATAACTCAATTTCAAAATTTGGATCAAAATCTAAATTCAAACCAGAATTATTATATCCATTATAGTACCCTCTGGGATTACAGACAACTCTACAATCACCAATTTTGTAATCAAATGAGTTATGTGTATGTCCATGAGACCAAATTCTAATCTCTGGATGTTCTAAAATAAAATCATCAAGATCGCTGACATATGCACCATTCGCAATACCACTTGTTTTATACTGCTCATGAACTGATTGATAAGATGGTGCATGGTGCGTGAGAACCCAAATTTTTTGATTTTTAAAAAGTTCTAACTGATCCAGTAGAAATTGCTTTGATTTGTTATGAAAGGCATAAGTATCATCAGGATTCATCTTGCGATACTTTGGAGTAATGCGAATGGTCTTATAATCATTCATACACTGTGCTGCTTCCATCATTTCCAGGGCATTTCCATTGCGGAAATCAGTCCAAAAAGTCGAACCAATAAAAACCCAGTCCGCAATCTTCACTACACTATCTTCCATCAGATGAATACCATTGGGAAGGTTTTCTTTGAGAACATTCCAAGTTCCTTCATAGTTGTATCCATATGCTTCATGATTTCCTGCGATATACAGAACGTGCATGAAGTTGTCGGCACACTTCTTCAAGAAGTCGGTATAAACCTTGTGAAGGTTTCCGTCTTTTTTGAAGTGTCGAGCACAGAGAATATCACCACCAAGAATTAAGACTTCTCCCTCTCCAAGGTCAGGAACACCGTGACCGTATTCACAACATTCTAAATGTAAATCGGATACAACTTTTACTTTCATCGGTCTTTATGCTTTAGGAGATAAGAGTTAGAAATTGCTTTAAAAGTAAAGTCACTTTCCCACGATTTGAAGACCAGACCTTCACGTTTGGTCTGAGGATTCAACGATGGACCCTCAGCAAACTCAAGAAGGTCATCAATACTGTCGTATGCTTGAGCAACACGAACATCAACATCAACAATAGGAACGTGCTCAATATCAGCACCAAGCATCTTTAGTTTATCGAGAATACTATATCGAACATTTGCTTTAAAATATTCACCACAGGTAATACTGTAAATATCAAACAAATAGAATCGTTGACCTTTGATTTTTTCAGGATTACCCTGAATACCTTCACCAATCAATTCACCTTGAATAGCATATTCTTCACCCTTTTCTTTACACAATTCAAGAAGAGGTTCGATAATATTCTGCTCCCGTGCTGCTTTCCAGAAACTATTGCCCTCAGTTTCAATGAGGTCAATATTCCGCGAACATACACCAACCTCACCATCTTTGACATAGATAGTGGTGCTACTACCATCAAGTTTGACGGTGACTTCATAAATCTCCTCTTTATGAGTCTCAAAGATGTCTTTACGAAGATTTTGGCAACGCTCTTGATCAGTTTTAGGAATGAAGTGTGGGAAGTTACCCTTCATCGTACCCTGAAGTTGAGCAGGGATGGGCGGTTCCCACTTCTGAATACCCAGAGATTCTGTAAGGTCCGTGCCAATATCACGCCAGAACGTAAGTTCAATCGGCAGCAGAAGACCCTGACTAACTTGACCACGAAGTTTAACAGTACGAAGACGCTCACCCTTTACACCATTATACTCACGGGGTTCTTGACCCTTACTAAGGAATGGAGCAAGTTTGTGGGGCACCCAACTATCAATCTCAAGGTAGATGGCAATATCCCCAACCTTATACTCACCTTTTTTGACAACTACAGGCCAACCACCATCAACAATAGCACACTCAATAGCATCAGCACCTTCAATCGGTTTGATATAGGTGATAGGTTTGATGGAAGCAAGTTTACGGAGTTTGTTCATTTGTGTCCTCTGTAGGTGCTGGAAGCGGGGGTAGTGGTGGTACTGGAGGTATAGTTGGTTTAGGTTGCAATTCTACTTGTGGTTGTACCACTTGCTCAATTGGTTTTTCAGTTGTTACTTCTTCAATCTTTTTTTCCAACTCCATTACTTTTTGGTCTAATGGATTCAAAGGAACTTCTTGTTGGGAATTTGCAAGTTTCCAACCAGTAGCTCCAGCAGCAAAAATACTTGCAAGTGCAGCGAAAACGGAAACAGTTTTGGAAAAACTCATTGTTAATTTTCGTACAAGATGATTATAGGTTAAAAAAACTCAGATGTGGGATTGTATGTGCCAGTTCAAAAATTGCCCTTACCTTGCCCAACGTCGAACACCCAGATACCACGCTCAATCCACATATTCACAACCCTCTGACGGTCATCAAACACACCAAGAATTTGGTGAGTTTTTTCAATTTCGTCAGCAATTTCTGCTTTAACAACAGCATCATCCCGATGATCTTTATACTTTCTCATATAAATTTCATCGTAAAAGATTTCATTATCAGTCAACCACTTGACCGTTTGTTCTTTATAATCGTCTGAGCGACCAGAAACAATAATCAAATCAGTATCGTAATCATTAGCATTGCGAAGTGCTTGGAATACCTTTTGAACTGCTACGTTAGGTACATCATTAATGAGACCTTTGTTCCAAGCATCCCAGTTACGTGGTTTGGTTACAACATATTGTCTACGATGACTTACATTACAAATCGTTCCATCTAAGTCAAATATAAAACAATTTTTCTTTTTTTCTGCCATCAAACTTCCTCAAAATAATAAAATGCGTCTTGAAAGACTTCATCATCTTCACCTAAGCACATCCAACCTGCACACATACTGTCAGAAAATTCTTCCCAAGCATGAACAGCATCTTGATGTGAAATCTCATATCCACGATCGGCAAAGATTTTTACGATACGTTCAATATCGCTAGTATATTCAAAATGATGATTGTATGGAGATTTAAACTTTAATTTTTTCAACATAATCAAATCCCTCTTCTAAGGTTGGAAATTCAAACTGATGGTACATTCTATGAAGAATACTTTTGGGAATGAATTTGCCTTCACGGCATTCATTTCGTTTTAGTGCTTCCTCCAATGTTATTTCAAAGTATACCGCCTCTCTCCTGTAATAGGAAGGAAGTTTAGAAAGTTTTTTCTTTCTGGACTTAATTGATAAGTTTGTCTGATCCCAAATGATGTCTTTTCCCTTGTCCTTTGCCATATTGAACTCAAGTTCAAGTTCCCGAGTTGCATCATCAATCACATCATCAAAAATTTGATTATAAGTCAGACCCATCCTTTGTGCCTGCTTCTCAATATAATTGTCGGTAGATAATACTACAGCATCTTTCCAATAGTTTAAAGATTGTAATTTTTTAACATATGTGGACTTCCCACAAGTAGGAATTCCACACAACATTACACATTCAGGCATAAACGTACTCCTTCCATTCAGGAACATTAGAAGATTTTAAAGATATTAGCATTTTATTATATAATGCTTTTGGTTTTTGATATAGAGGAGTTCCCCATTCTTCTGGAGTTCTATCACCTTTTTTTGTATTACATGGCATACAAGCAACCACTAAATTTTCCCAAGTATCTTTACCACCTTTAGATTTTGGAATTACGTGGTCAATTGTAAGTTGTTTTATAGAACCACAATACTGACATCTGTGGTCATCTCTTTTGTAAATTAAATGCCTAGATGGTTTGCATGAAATTATTTTAGAAATTGGTAAATTTATGTAATTTACCAATCGTATGACTCTAGATGACAATAATTGTGCTTTCTCTTTTAGTAAAAGCACAACGGCTCTTTTCCAATTACAAAAATTTATTGGTTCATAACTTGCGTTAAGAACTAATATTGTTTTATATGGTTCTATTGATACGTTTTCCATAAATTTACCAAACTAGGTTTCCCCACATCCAACGTGATTGATCAATCTTAGTTTGTGAAGTAGTAGACTTTTTAATAGATTCTATCAAAAGACTCTTAGAACCTTTTCCAGAATTCATTGCATACATGAATGGTTGCAAGTGAGGACTAAGTTTTTGAACAAACTCCACAGCAAAAGATTTCTTATCTTTATAGTTTTTTCCTTTTTGATAAACTTCTGCTAAATTAAAAGCAACCTCGTCAACATTAATCCAAAATGCCTTTTGGAAGTATTTTAATCTGTTGGCATCAGAATCACTCAATAATGGTATTACATCATCAACTTTATCTTCAATGATTACTTCCAAGACATTTTTTTCTTGACTGATTTGTTCTTTAGATTTATGACGAAGAACATATTCTTCTGCTTTGATTTTTAACATATGTCCATTATCAAAACGAAGAACAATACCTTCCTCATCTTCAAGATTACGGACATATTCAACTAATTGTTGTATGTCCATATTATCTGGCCATTTTTTAACCAGAGGAATATCATAATGTTCAGATAAAAGACGAAGGTTATTATACGAACAATAAGAACCATTTTTAATACTTCTCAAAGCAGTAAGAACTAATTTATCTTCTGGATAATCAACTACGATTCTGTTTTTACGAGAGCACCATTCAAAAATTGGGGTTAGATTTCTAGAAATACAATGATTAATAAAATTTGCATACTCTGGTTTATCTGAAATAAAAATTTCAGCATTTATTGCAACATCAGTAATCCCAGCTTTAGTGGCGAGTCTAAATCCATATTCAGAAGGAATTGGTCTAATCATAGATCCATCCATCTTTTCAAGAACAGTGTGGAGGTCAAATCCAACTGTGTCGATATGGGTTTCTTTCCTTTCATTCAAATTAAAAAATTTATGATAAGGACGAGAGATTAAATTACCATCAACATCAAAAATTAATCCCCTACATTCTCTACGTATCATTCCATTAACATCATTCTCATCGACAATATCAAAAGTATTATCGAATGCTACAGCATAATTCACTACGGTATAAAATCCTTTGTTAGTTACGCGAAATTCATCATAACCTTCAATGGCAGTTTTAACCTGATCCAAATTTGTAATTGTTGGAAATTTGTAGTGCATAACTCTGCTTTGTTATTTGCCTATGATAGCAAAAGATCGATTAAAAAACAACCCCATATAAGTTGTTCTTATCTTAAAAACCTGTCAGATAAGTCAAGAATAAAAAGTATTTCTTCTATTGTATTTTTATACTCTGGAAATCTAGCCATTATTTTCACTTTGGCATTTAATTTTTTTGCCAAATCCATCAATTCGGGTCTTTCCATTAACCATGTTCCTTCTTCATAGGTCATGGAATCTTTTTTATTATCTAATATTTTTTTAAAAATATTTTTATAGATTTTTTTATCTTTTTCTGTCATCTGCGATTCTCATTTTTTTATCTTTATCTGGATACATAAAATCTGCAACAATGACACATCTATAATAATCTTTTGCAACCATCGGAGGTGGATGTGCTGGTTGATGATTCACCGCAGAATGATGTAACAGTAAAGAATTTTCATCCCCAGGAATTATAACTTCCCTCCCATCATTTTCAATTATTGTTCCATAAATTCTTGAGGGATTTTGTAGGTAAAAAATTAATCCCAGATCAAAATGCTGATGACTGTGGGTGTTTCCGTAGTTTATATACAATTCTTCTGCATATTTTTCTTCAGAGACATCTCTCAATCTCTTCGCCCAATAAGATTGAATTTTTAATTCTAAAATTTTTGGATTATTTGTTACTTTTGCATAATTATACAAATGATGTTTTACCATCTTAAAGAAGTTAACCCAACACTCTTTATTTTTTAATTTTCTAATACTAAGTTCTTTAGTAGCTTCTACAGATAAATCCCAATTAGGATTTTTAGATAATTCATCATCAATTTCTTCCAATAGTCCTTGCCTATCTTCCAAACTCAATACATTATATGCCCTATAGATGGTATTCCCACAGAAATCAAAATAATTTTCTGTTCTAGGGTCATCTGGATATATGACATTATAATGATTCAAAGGACCCTCTGGATCTTTTAAAATGTCTGCATGTTTAGTTCTTAAATCTTCTTCCATATAAAATCACTTATTTAAATCTTTTTGCATTTCTTCCACCTGCTTCATATACTTACGCATCATTAACCATTGACTCACAGGATTAGTAGTAACTAAAGGATGAAATCTTATCATCCAAATTAATCTTTCGATATTTATTTTAAACAATTTAATGCAAATATCAAAAAATCTTACTATATTTGGATCTGTTACCATAGCATAGGCAACAAGTGCAAATATAGTAAGAAAGATTAATTGTAATTGAGTTAACATTATAAAATAACATCTTTATTATATATTTGACTAATCCCACCAAAGTTCTAAAGATTTAAGTGCCCTGAGAAATTGACCAGCATAATATGGATCTGTATTCTCCATTTTTTTCAAATCCTCAATATACTCAATAATACCTTTAGTTGCTGGATTAATTTCAAAAAATTCATAGAAACGAAATACATCAAACTTTTCAATATAATTAAGCATCATAGTTTCGTTTCTTTGATATCCTTTGATATAAACATCTTCTCTTTCTATACCATCCTTATTCACAATATCAATTGGAATAAGTTCGTTCTCATCAAAATCCTCTTTTTCTTTCTCTTCCTTCCACCCATCTAATAGGTCTTTACCCGTTCTTGCGTCTAAAACATTAAGTCCCATAACATATTTTTGTTCTAACTCAAGGTCTTGAACAATTTCAGATTTATGCCACTCTTCAGCTTCATACATAAATCTATCTTTAGTGCTGTAATATTCATCATCTTCATCAGACGCACGAAAAACAAGGTTAAGATTATAACAACCCTGTTCATGATAAGAAGGCCAATGTCGATAGGAAAAATGAAGAATTTCAAAAGAACGATTTAAAGACATAGTTTTAATCCTCCAACAAGAATTCTTTTTTTATTAGAAAAAATAGCAGAATGAACAATATCTGAAGAAAATAACACCATTTTATCTTTAACTGGTTTTATTTTTATTTCAGGATCAAGATGAAGAAGGGTATCCCCATCTTCACAAGAATTAAGATAAAGAATAAAACTATAGTCTTCATTATGATCATGTTTGTGGGATGACATTTCACCTCCATTTTCATAATCAATCATATGCAAATAAAAGTATTCTAGTTCTTTATTTACACATTTCTCACAAATAGACTTTAACTCTTCAATAATATCTAAAAATTCATTATCGCCCACAAATTTTAACAGATTTTTTGTTGCAAAGCAATTTTTAGATAAACAATTGTTCGTATTATCTTGAACTAAATCAGATTTATATTTAAAAAATGGTAACCATTTGTCAAAATAATCTGCATAACCATGTTCAAGATATTTTATCTTCCACATATTATTTTTCAATTTTCCAGTTAGGGTCTTTACTTTTATTTACCCAAAAATAATACATTTTATTGAGAGACTCAAGATAAATCATGTCTTTTTTTTCTTGTTTTACTCGACAAGAATGAAAAGAATTCATTATAGTTGAAAAGTTTTCTTTTGCCTTATCTGTGATGGGAGAGACGCAAATAAATTTAGATTTCATAATTCAATTAATAAAAACAGTTCCAGACTTTGGTTGAGATGAATGGTCTTTAATAAACTTTCTAGCAGAATTTTCAGTTCTACAAACTTTCAACTGCTGTCCATTGTAAATAACCATGAGTTGATTGCCGAAAGGAACTGCGGCATATCCATCCTTTGTAATAAATCCTTCTTTCATCGTTTAATAGTAGAGATTGCAGGTTGACCTTGAACAAATACAGTATCAACAATACTTTGGAGACGCTTCACAGTAGCAATTCCAACATTGTTGTAGACAGGAACATGAACTAAACCAAAAGATTTAGTGTAATCCTGAAGTTTACCAGGAACAAGAGTTCCTTCTTGAATACGCTTCACATCATCAAGATGAAGACGAATGACGCGACCAACAGACTGACACATTTCAATCACATTCATCTGACGCATGAGAATCAAAGAAGTCAGACCAGGAACAGAGATTCCTTCGCTGAGAATGGAATAGTGAAGAACAATGAACTTTTTGTCAGGGTCTGCACCAAACTCACGAACAAGATTAAAGAATTCCTCACGGGAAATCTTTTTGTCGTTAAGGAACGAACCATGCTTGCTGGTAATCCAAAGAAGGTCATAACCCATAGACTGAACTTCTTTCAAGAAATCAGTCTCTGCAAGCATACGGATCATCACTTTAGTGTTAGGAGCAGCAATCAAAACCTTCTCCATGTGCTCTTCATTGTACAGGGTATCCAGAAGGGTCATACAGTCCCTCTCTGCTGCCTCCTCGCCCTTCAGACGGATACCACCGATATTAATTGCGTTAATCTTAGGGGGAAGAATAGAACCGTTGTTGACGAGGCGTGTAGCAGCAACATTGTAAATGATTCCACCATAAACTTCCACATCGTTCATTCCAGGTTTGGAAGCAGTAGCAGAATACTTAGGAGTAGCAGTGAAGAAATAACTGCGGTTAGCATTAGAAGAGAAATGCTTGACGGTAGGGTAAAAACTCTTTTTGACCGAGTTGTGTGCTTCATCATAATAGATTGTATCAACTACAATATCTGCCTGCTCAATACGATACAAAGATTGATAAGTAGTAAAAATCAACTTATTACCATTAGTGCGATAGCACCAAGAGAAGATCTCTTTGGGTTTTGTAGTAGTAAAATAAGGAAGATCATTACCAGAGTGAACATGCATCACAGAAGCATTGGTAATGTGCTCTGTAAACTCAGCAGACAACTGACGTGCAAGCATGAGACGAGGAGCAACCACCACAATGGTTTTGTTTCCTTGCTCAAACTGACGCACAGCATCCATAATGGCAATCAGGGACTTGCCACCGCCAGTAGGAACCACAATAGTACCTTTGGGGGTATTGCTCATGATGGAGAGTGCTTCGGACTGATGAGTTCGGAGTTTCATGGGTGTCATGTCAATAAAATTATTATACAGCAAAATTTACCCGCACGGGTGGTGCAGGTGGTCAGTTAAAAAATTGGTCTAAGGTAGGATGACCTATTGTACCATCAAATCGATAGTGATATTCAAGGGCATCCGCACAAACATAATGTGGATGTGTTGTAGGAACCCCCAATCGTTTACACAATTCTTTATGATTATCTTCCATCAATTCAACAGCATATAGCATATTGTTTAACACATAATCTTCATCATGATATTTACATAATTTGGTTTTTAATTCAAATATAAAATTTCCATTTCCAGCAGAGTTATCAAGAAATTTTGAATTGGGATTTTTAAATAAATCTTCATCGATACACTCAATCAACTCATTAACTAAATCTGGTGGAGTAAAAACTTCACCAGTCTCTGAAATTCTTTGGTCGGATCTTTCAACTTTAGACCCCAAAGACTCATTATGCTTATTTTTATTAGATGACATTTTTATCTTTTAAATACTCAAGTTCTTCAGGTGTAAAATCAAATTGTTCATGCACATTTTCAAAATTCTTTAAAAGAGGAACTTCTGCATTTTTAACTGCTGCAGCAAATCCAGCAGTAGTTTTATAATTTTCAACAAACAATTGTATTAGAGGAACATCAAAAATTTTTGATAGCAGGTCTCCCTCCTCTTCATTTTTAATATGGCACCACGAGTTTAACATACCAACATATCCATTTGTGATAAATCTACCAGAATATGAGCACGAGTATGGAACTACAAACTTCAATAAATCTCCAGTTGTTGGAACAACATTAGTTCTTTTAATATTTTTACCAGAGGCATAAACCTCATATTTTCCATCATCACAATATTCATCATTTGGAATATCCTGACCAATCTTAAGAGGTATTCTTGGATGATTTGAGTTTGCTATTTTGTTAAAAATAGAATGCAATATTTTTTCTTCACCAAATAAAGGAAGACCATCCCTCAAATCCAAATAATAAATTCCAGTCTCATGTATGACTTTTGTAGTTCCTTTATATGGTTCTTTTTTTAAAATCCAAGAGCAAATTGATACTCCTTCAGTGAAATACTTATCAGAAGTATAGTCAATCTGAATCAAATTATAAATTGTTTGACATTTTTGAAAAAACTTTTTACCGAATCCCGTTGTTCCAATGAAAGATGCTGGCGTAACTTTTGCCATAGTTCCGCCAGTCTGAAGAAGATTAATATCTAACTCAATAAATTTATACCAAAGTTTATTATTTTTTGCTTTATTATTGTCTTGATATGGAGGATTTGATAATATAGTAAAATTCATAATACCATATAGTTATGGTCAAATCTTACTAAACATTCTTCAATTTGTCAACCTCTTCTTTCAAATCACTAATTTGTTTTTGTTGCTCTTTAATTGCCTCAATTAGAAGTGCAACCATGTTTTGATATGCAACTGATTTTACTCCCTCATGATTTTCGTGAACCAATTCAGGAAGAACTTTTTCTACTTCTTGAGCAATAAGTCCAATAGTATGTTGTTCTTTATCGATTCTATCATATTCTACACCACGAAGTTGTAAAACTTTAGCGAGAGGGTCATCAATATTCTTCACATTTGTCTTATATCTTTCATCAGATAGTGCAGTAATTTCTCCACTAGCAGTAATATTACCATCAGAAGCAATTCTTAATTGTTCAATTGGTGCGGAAGGACCAGACTGTTGGGTTCCAAATGTAATAGCAAACTGTCCTGTACTACCTTCGGCAACACCCCTAATGTATCCTCTTACTCCAGTATTACCAATATCATTACCCTCCCAATTAATTCCCCCATATTGATAA